CATTAACGGGGCTTCTTACATTTATTTGAGCGTAGCTTGAGGATAAACAATGACAAATTATATTAACTTAGCAACAAAGCAACTCTGCACAGAATCTGAAATCCGTGCGGCACACCCTAACACCTCATTTGCAACGCCATTCTCACCAGACGGCTATGCAGTAGTACACTGGGCAGGGCAACCAGACTATGATAAGTACACACAGACTGTTCAACTAGGCGCACCTGTAGAGGCTCTACCAGACCACTGGGAGCAAACATGGCAAATTATCCAGCTAGAAGGCGATGCACTCACCGATGCACAAGCGCAAAAACTTGAAGATGAGAAAGCCAAAATCAAAGCCGACATCGCAGCACTTGAAGCAACGATTACACCACGCAGAACACGCGAAGCTATTTTAGCTATCGACACAACATGGCTTGCAGATGTGGAACTTCAAATTGGTCAACTGCGCCAACAACTAGCGGAGCTGTAATCCTTTATGGAAATCCTTCAATTCTTAACTGACGTTGGGTTTCCTATTGGTGCGGCTTGCCTTGGGATGTACTTTGTATTCCTAACGCTAAAGTTTCTGCTTGATAGTGTGCTTGAAAAGATTAAAAGTCTAATAGGCATTATCAAGCAGCTTGATAAGCGGGTGACGGGGATGTCAAACGACATCTTAAGTATTGATTCACTGACATCTGAGGCACTCGATATTCCTCAAGACAAGCCTAGAATTCCAATTAAAAAGGTAGAGTGATGGACGTTGATGCAGTTGCTAAGTATATTAACCAGTATGGCTTTCCAATCGTAGCTGCTGGTGGTATGGGGTATATCGTGTACTCTGTTTGGGTATGGGCAACCACCATAGTTAAACCTATTTTGCAAGAAGCAATGGATGCCTTAATTGAGTTAATTGACCAGATTCGTGTGCTAGATAATGATATGATACGTCTATCACAGAAGTTAATAACCATCCTCTCTCTACGGAGTAAAAAATGAGCGAATATTTTAAACCAGAAGAATTTATGTGTCACTGCGGGTGCGGAGAGAAAGACGTAAACCCAAAGCTAGTTGAGCTTTTAGACCGCATCCGTGAGTCGTTTGGTAAGCCAATTACCATTATGAGCGGTAGAAGATGTGAAGCACACAACACTAAAGTGGGGGGTGCAAAGCATAGCCAGCACGTTTTAGGTAACGCAGCCGATATTAAAGTAAAAGACGTACCAGCTAAAGAAGTGCAAGAATATCTCATGAAACATTTTGATGACGATTGCAAAGGTCTTGGACGCTACAATTCTTTTACACACATCGATGTTCGTGAGGGTAAGATTGCTCGTTGGAATGGATAACATTTTTACTGTAAAATGTTGCGCAAGTGGCATTTTTTATTAACAGAAGGCAAAGGACATGGACCTTAATCGCGATAGTTTAAAGGCACTTTTCTTGGAAGCTCTGCAAGAGCATCATGAAGAAGTAATTGACTCTCATGCATCACATCACGAATGGATACAAGAAAGAATAGAATCTGAAAAGTTAAAGAAAGAAATGCTTAAAAAAGTAACAGAAGCCGCAATCCAATGGTCAGTTGCTGGTCTTTTAGGAGCAGCGGCTTATTGGATGCAAGCGCATTTTAAGCCATAAAAGATAGACTACACGCGGTACAAATACTATAATTTAATAAAAATGTGCCTGCTGCAACAGCTCGCTTGTGATAACTTGGAGTCATTATGAGCAACAATAGCAGCGTAACATACACAACACTACTTACAGACCTTCGACGGTACCTAGAGCGTGGTTTCACGCAAGAGTCTGATCCATACGTTTATGAGCAACTTCCTCGGCTTATAACGCTTGCTGAACGCAGAATTTCCCGTGAACTTAAAGTCACAGGATTTATTGTGCCAGTCACTACAACATTGCCTGCTGGCGTTTCAGTTTATCCAAAACCTGATAGATGGCGTGAAACCGTATCAATGCATATTGGTACTAATGCAATTCACGGCAGATCCTATGAGTATATTCGCAATTATTGGCCTGACAGTGAAGAAACTGGCACACCAGAGTATTATGCTGATTATGATTATTTTCATTGGTTAATTGCGCCAACACCTGCTACTGACACCACCATAGAGATCCTTTATTACGAGCAACCACGATTTCTCGGTGAAGAAACTCAAACAAACTTCATTACCGACTTTGCGCCAGACTTATTGCTTTACGGTACGTTACTTGAAGCAGCACCTTATCTAAAAAATGATGCACGCTTGCAAACTTGGCAAACGCTTTATGATCGTGCAGCGCAATCACTTAATGGCGAAGATCTGCAACGCATTCTTGACCGAACTGCAATTAGGAATAAAGCATAATGACAACATCATACAATTACGTTTTTGGCGGTGCTACCGTCTATCCATCTGAAGTTAGCTACGAATCATTAACGCTGACAGCAAACGTACAATTAAGCTGGCCGGAAGAAACTTCTGCGTCAAGCAATCTTGCTGCTAAGATTATTGATATTCAAACTGTTACGGCTGGATTAAAGATTTTACTTCCTGATGCACAAAAAGCAGGAACTGGTCAGACAATCTTATTCAACAATATTGGCACGCAAACTATCATCATTGCTAATTATGATGGAACACAAGTGGTGTCGATTGCAACTGGGACACTGTGGCAAGTTTATTTAACAAACAATTCAACATCTGCTGGCGTATGGCGTTCACTGCAATATGGTGCGGCTACTTCACAAACTAATGCATCCTCATTAGCTGGAACAGGCATTGTTGCAGTTGGCACTGTGTTATCACAGTCTGTGCCAGTGACCACATTTAGTACAACAGGATTTACATTAGGCACAACAGATCGCGCTAAGATGTATAACTGGACGGGTGCAGGGGGTATCGTCACATTCCCATCGGCTGCAACGGTTGATAATTGGTTTATTTATTTGCGAAATTCTGGAACGGGTGCAATTGTTGCAACACCAGCAGGAACAAACACAATTGATGGTTTAGCATCGTTAAGTTTTCAACCTGGTGAATCAGCTATTATTGCATCGGATGGCAGTAACTTTTACACCATAGGATTTGGTCAGTCTGCCACATTTGCGTTTGACTATACGTCTATTGCTGTAGCAGGCACTGGAACCTATACACTTTCTGGATCTGAATTAAATCGAGTTGCTTACAATTTTACTGGATTATTAACCGGCAATCGCACCATCATTGTTCCAACAACGGTACAGCAATATTGGATAACCAATAGTACAACAGGTGCCTATACGTTTACAGTTAAAACAGCGGCTGGTGCTGGCGTAACAATTACACAAGGTCAACGTGGTATTTACTATTGTAACGGCACAGATTTTCTTATTGCCGATACTGCTTCTATTGCACTTCCAATTGATATTTCGCAAGGTGGTACTGGCGCATCAACTGCGGGTGGCGCACTAATCAATTTAGGTGGTGGATCCACTGGTATTAGTATTTTTTCTGCTGTTACTCAGACTAATGCGTGGACAGCATTAGGCACGGCTCAGTCTGGCAATGTCAATGGCGGTACGTTCTAATGAGTACCATTGTTTTAAAATCAGATCCCGGCATTAAGCGTGACGGCACTAAGTTTGAAGGTAATGCTTACGTTGATGGTCAGTGGGTTCGTTGGCAACGTGGTCTTCCTCGTAAAATAGGAGGTTACCGAGCTACCCAAAAATACCTAACTGAAATTAGTCGAGGTCTTAGCAACTTTACGCAAATGGATTACATTTATTGTCACAGCGGAAGTCGTAGTATGATCGAGCGGTTTACAATCGATTACACTGCTAATAGTTCAATCGTGACAGATAGAACACCAGAAGCATTAAGATCTAGTGGTAATGTCGTTTTGACGGGCGGTTCGTCTGGTTCTGTAGATTCTATAACAGTAAACGGCGTTAATATTATGTCTGGTACGGTATCTTATGCTACGAGTTTAACGGCAACGGCAGCCGCAGTTGTTGCTAATATCAACGCTTACACTTCTGTACCTAATTACATTGCGCTCGCTGTAGGCACCACAATCGCTATTTTATCTGATGATACTGGATCTGTTTTTAACGGGTACGTTGTAGCGGCTACGACAACAACTTTAACAACTACAACACAAAACATGAATGATGGTTCAGATGCATTAGTTGCTGATGATTTGAATATGTGGATGTTCGATTATCAATTTGATTCATCAACCAATCAAAATTATTTGATTGCTCATGTGTCACCAAATTTACAACGTATTGCTAATGATGAAGGCGGTCAAATATTTTTTGGGGAAGTTTTAGGCACAGGTGTTTTAAAATCAATCAACCTACCTGCAGACGCTAACTGTACCGGCGGTATTGTATCATTACATCCTTACTTGTTTTATTATGGAACCGACGGAATTATAGGTTGGTCAGTTC